GCCACCCGTGAGCTGCGCGAGAGCCTGACCGGCACGACCCAGGCGCTCCGCCCAGATCCCGTGACCGGCTCCGGCCCCACCGACCGCATGGCCGCCGTCGTGGCGGAGATCGCCGACATGGAGAGCATCATCGCCGACGCCCTCGCAGAGGTCAACCAGGCGCTCAAGGATGTGCTCGCTGCCATTGACGCGGTGCCGGATGAGACCCAGCGCGCCGTGCTGACCCTGCGGTATGTGGAGGGCATGGACTGGCTCGCTATCCAGGGCCGCATGAACTACGAGCGCACCCAGGCTTATGTGATCCACGGCCGCGCCCTGGTGGCGGTGAATCAATGGCTTGAAGAAACGGGGAGACAATGAGATGCCGTCTTTAGAGCTGTGTCCGATATGCAAGAACCAGTTTTATGTCCCCTATTCCGATTGGGGCTACGCCTACAATGGGCAGCGCTGCTGCAGCTATAAGTGTATGCGCGCCATGTCCCGGAAAGACCCAGAGACCCACAACGTCAAGAGCCAATTGCAGGACAATGTGCCTGTCAAATACAAAACGCAAAAGGAGATCTGCACCATGAGCACAAAGCGCATGACCCCGGAAGCCCTGGAGAGGATCAGGGAGCTGTACGCCCAGAACACGCCCATCAAAGCCATATCCGCGGAGACCGGCTATTCCGGCCACACTATCAGCCTGTACCTGAAACGCGACAAGGCCGCCGAATAGCCCGCCGCGGAGGAGGTCGCGCCTGGCTGCTTCATCCAGCCCGCAGCGGAGGAGCCTGCCGGCCTCGACAAGGCTACCGTGCTGGCCGCCATCGTCCAGGCCCTCCAGGCGCAGTGCCGCACCCTGGATGCGCTGACGAAGGTGCTCGCAGGCGAGCAGATGACATCATGACCGACCGCGAACGCCAGATGATCGCTGAATACCTGCCGCACCCGCAAGACCCGGAGCTGCAGGACGGCGAGTATTATTATTTACAGTCTACCGCGGGCGGCGAGCGCGTGATCAAGGTCTTTCCCCTCGACATTCTGCCCCACAAAGACGGCACCGAGTACGGCATATACCAGCAGAAGGGCGGTCGCCTGGTCTGGATCGACACCGGCTGGGGTGATCCGACGCGCGGTGTGCGCTTCCATGATCTCTATGACAATAAGCAGGACTGCCGCGACCGAACGCATTATTTCATGGACGAATGGGAGCGGCTGCGAGAAGCGCAAAGTGCGGACGAAAACGGACTAACCCCCGTGTTATACTGATACCGTCAAAAGAGCGGCCCAAACAGGGTCGTTTTTTTGATGCCAATTGGTGCGTCGGGTGATCCTCGCCCGTCCGGGTGCGCTCCTGTGACGCCTCGCGCGTCTGGCTGAGGTGGGAGCCGTGAGCGTGTGGCATTATTCTGGGAAGGTGGTTAATCTTGTCTGAGAACAGACGCGGAACAGGCAAAAAAGCGCCAAGAACGGCATTCAAAAAAGGCGTTAGCGGCAATCCTGGCGGCCGACCGAAACAGACGCCCGAGCAGCGGGACGCCCTGCAGATGATCCGCGCCCTGGCACCTGACGCTGCCGACAAGCTGGTGGAGATCCTGAACGATCCGAAGGCGTCGCCGGCGGTCAAGGTGCAGTGCATCCAGATCATTCTGGAGCGCACCTACGGCAAGCCGGACGCGCACATCGAGCTGACGCAGCCGGACTTCTCCGCGCTGCATGAGGCCTTCGCGGCTATGAGCCATGGCAGATCTGAAAGCTGAGGCCCTGGCCCTCTTTTCCGATCCCGTCGCCCTGGGGCACGCGCTGGGCTTTACCGACCTGCGCGACGATCCGCACGGCATCTGGATCAGGAAGTTTGTTTTCGCCACCGAGGACACCACCATCCAGGCCCACCGCGGCGCATACAAGACCACCTGCCTTGAAATCGGCCTCGCCTTGATCATGATCCGCGAGCCGGACAAGTCCATCATCTTCCTGCGAAAGACGGACGATGACATCGCCGAAGTTGTAAACGCCGTGCAGCGCATTATCCTCTCCGACGTCTTCCAGCAGTGCTATTACGCCCTGACCGGCACGCGGCTGGTGATCACCAAGGCCAACCAGGCGGAGATCACCCTGTCCATTTTCTCCGCGCCGCGCGGATCTGCGCAGCTCCAGGGCATCGGCATCGGCGGCAGCCTCACCGGCAAGCACGCCGATATCATCATCACCGACGACATTATCAACCTGAAGGACCGCATCAGCCGCGCCGAGCGCGAGCGCACGAAAGCGATCTACCAGGAGCTCCAGAACATCCGCAACCGCGGCGGGCGGTTCATCAACACCGGCACGCCCTGGCACCCGGAAGACGCTTTCAGCCTCATGCCGGAGCCGGAGCGCTGGGACTGCCGCAAGACCGGCCTGATGACGGAGGAGCAGATCCAGCGCCTGAAAAAGAGCATGGCCCCGTCCCTGTTCGCGGCCAACTATGAGCTGCGCCACATCCCGTCGGAGGGCGCGCTGTTTGTGCAGCAGCCCGCATTCACCAAAGACCCGCTGACGCTGCGCGACGGCATCGCCCACATCGATGCGGCCTATGGCGGCGAGGACTACACCGCCTTCTCCTGCGGGCGCAGGGAAGGGAACACGCTGTATCTTTACGGCAGGCTGTGGCAAAAGCACGTGGATCTGGTGCTGCCGACCTGCATAGCGGAGGCCAAGCGCCTGATGTGCAGCCCCATCATGTGCGAGAAAAACGCCGACAAAGGCTACCTCGCCCAGGAGATCCAGCGCGCGGGCGCCCGCCCCGGCACGTACTCCGAAACCATGAACAAGTACGTGAAGATCTCCACCTACCTGCGCAAGTGGTGGGGCAATATCGTGTTTTTGGAGGGCACCGACCCGGCGTACATCTCCCAGATCATGGACTTCACCGAGGACGCGGAGCACGATGACGCCCCCGACAGCGCTTCCTGCATCGCCCGCTACTACGACAACCGCAGCACGGAAAAGTATCAATCCCCCTTTGGCGATTAGCGCTCCCAAAGCACCGCGGAGCGCTTTTGCATACACTTTTTTATTTTTTGGAGCCTGCGCGAAGCACCGCCGCGGCTCCCCCTCGAAGCAAGGAGGTTTTTTTCAATGGCTGACAACCTGACCCGCAAGTATCTCGCATCCCTCGGCCTGGAGCAGAATGTGGTGGACGCGATCATCGAGGCGCACACGGGCACCGTGGAAGCGCTCACGACCGCCCGCACCGAGCTCGAAGCACTGAGAACGGAAAACACCCAGCTCAAGGCCAGCGCCACCGATGCCGCTGCCGAAAAAGCGCGCGCCGATAAGGCCGTCAAGGATCTCGAAGACTTCAAGACCCTGACCGCCGCCAATGAGAAGCGCGCCAAGCTCGAACACGCCTACCGCGCCCTTGCGCAGTCTGCGAAGATTGACGAAAAACGCCTGGACACCGTTGTCAAGTGGGCGCGGACGGAAGGCATTATCGACGGGCTGAAGCTCAAAACCGATGGCACTCTGGAAGGCGCGGACAAACTGACCGAGGCGATCACGACCGAGTGGGCCGATTTCGTCACCGATTCCAACACCCGCGGCTCCGGCCCCAGCACCCCGCCCGGCGGCTCCAAGACGGAAGCCGACGATCTGGCGGCCGTGCGTGCTGCCATGGGCCTGCCGCCTGAACAAGGAGGTAAATGACAATGCCTAACAATTCCATCACCCTTTTTAAGAAGTATGTCACCCTGCTCGATGAGGTCTACAAGTACGCGGCTCTGACCAACGTGCTGGACGGCCCCAACGAGCTGGCCCGGGAAGGCGCCAACGCCGGCGAGATCGTCGTGCCTGATATGGTCCTGCAGGGCCTGACCAGCTACAGCCGCAACAGCGGTTTCACCGACGGCACCGTCACCCTGTCCAACACCACCTACCAGTGCAACTATGAGCGCGGCCGCATGTTCACCGTGGACGCCCTGGACAACGCGGAGACCGCGGGCGTGGCCTTTGGCCGTCTGGCGGGTGAGTTCATCCGCACCCAGGTCGCCCCTGAGATCGACGCCTTCCGCATCGGTCGCTATGCTGGCACCGCCAATATTGGCAGCGCGGATGCTGACCTGGCCAACGGCGCGGACGTCGTGGCCGCTCTGCGCGTCGCCGCCACGACCATGGACAACGCCGAGGTGCCGCTGGCCGACCGCTATCTGTTCATCGTCCCCAACCTGTACGCCATGGTCGAAGACCTGGACACCACCAAGAGCCGTGCGGTGCTCAGCCGCTTCCAGCAGATCATCCAGGTGCCCCAGACCCGCATGTACAGTGGCGTCAGCCTGGCCACCAGCGGCGCGGGCGGCTACTCCAAGTCCAGCACCGCCAAGAACCTCAACTTCCTGGTCGTGCACAAGGGCGCCGTCATCCAGTACAACAAGCACATCATGCCCAAGGTCGTCACCCCCGAGCAGAACCAGAACGCGGACGCGTGGAAGTTCGGCTATCGCGTGAACGGCATCGCCGACGTGCTCAAGAACAAGAAGGCCGGCATCTACGCGCACCGGGCCCTCTGATCGCCTGAGAGGTAAAGGCTTATGTTGACATTCCAGGACTTCGAGCGCGGCGGCGCAGCGCTGATCCCGCGCATCATTTCGGAGCACCAGGCGAGCGAGCTGTACCAAACGGCCCTGACAGCGGACGAGTACGATCGGCAGAAGAATACGACGATCTATAACTACGTCCAGACCCTGTTCAGCCTGACCGGCGCGGCGCTGGTGGACTACACCGCCACGAACAACCGCATCGCCAGCAATTTCTTTCACCGCCTGAACACTCAGCGGTGCGAGTACCTGCTGGGCAACGGCGTCACGTTCGGCAAGGCGACCGATGCGGTCAAAGCGCGCCTGGGCGTCCGGTTTGATACCGACCTGAAGCGCTGCGCGTATAAAGCGCTGATCCACGGCGTCGCGTTCGGGTTCTGGGACTATAACAGGCTCTACACCTTCCCCGTCACGGAGTTCGCGCCGCTGTGGGACGAAAACACCGGCGCGCTCCGGGCGGGCGTGCGCTACTGGCGCATCGACGCGGATCACCCGGCCACCGTCTGCCTGTACGAGGAGGACGGCTTCACGCTGTTCAGGGGCAAAGACTTCTCCTCTGTCACCGTGTACCAGGAGAAACGCGGGTATAAAGAGCTCGTGCGCTTTAACCGCGCCGACGGCGAGACCGTCGCCGGGTATGAGAATTACGGCTCCCTGCCCATCGTCCCCTTCTGGGGCTCTGATCTGCACCAGTCTACCCTCGTCGGCCTCCGCAACGCCATCGACAGCTTCGACCTGATCCAGTCCGGCTTTGCCAATGATCTATCCGACTGCACGCAGGTCTATTG